ATGTGTGCGGCACCAAGAGGAAATCAGTTTTGGAAACTAAGGAACAAGCATGGGCGTGACAAGTTATTTGCCACGCCTGAGTTGCTATGGGAATCTGCATGTGAATATTTTGAATGGTGTGATAAGCATCCTTGGAAGGTAGTTAAGAATAAGACCAAAGGCAAGACCAAGGAAAAGGAGGAGACCCCGACGCAAAGGCCTTATAGTTTAAGCGGGTTTATGCTTTACTGTGACGCTAACGAGGCGTATTGGAGGCAATTTAAGGCTAAGAACCATAGAGATTTTTCTACGGTCATATCGCGTATAGAGAGCGTAATTGAGACTCAACAATTCGAAGGTGCGGTAGTGGGAGCGTTTAACGCAAATATTATCGCTAGGAAACTTGGATTATCCGATAAACAAGATGATCAGGGAACGAATGAGAAGGGTAGCAAGAAAATATCTGAGTGGATTAAATCTTTTTAGGAATGGTCCCGGTATTTAACATAAAACCCCAATTACCTTACAAGCCCTTGTATGAGGATGCTGATAAATTTATCATTCTTATAACGGGAGGTAGGGGCAGTGGAAAAAGTTTTAATGCCTCTACTTTTATAGAGCGACTATCTTTTGAGTCTGGGCATATAATCTTATTTTGTCGTTATACGATGGTTGCCGCTTCCATGTCAGTGATTCCGGAGTTGCAGGAGAAGATTGAGTTGGAGGGAACGGATGAGTTTTTTGATATAACTAATAAGGATATCATCAATAATTACTCAGATAGCAAAATCCTCTTTCGTGGAATAAAAACATCGTCCGGAAATCAGACGGCACGGCTCAAATCAATTAAAGGGCTTACGACCTTTGTGTGTGATGAGGCGGAGGAATGGACTTCAGAATCCGACTTCGACAAAATAATGTTGTCCATACGCCAAAAGGGGATTCAGAACCGGATTATCATAATAATGAATCCCACAGATTCCAATCATTTTATCTATAAGAAGTATATTGAGAATACTCATAAGCTGGTGGAGATAGACGGTGTGCAGGTGCAGATATCTACTCATCCAAATGTATTACATATACATACGACCTATTTGGATAATATTGATAACTTATCGCCCCAATTTCTTGGAGAGGTGAGACGAATGAAAGAGGATAATCCAGATAAATATGCTCATGTGGTTATCGGTAGATGGGCTGATGTTGCGGAAGGTGCAGTATTTAAGAAATGGGGTATCGTTAAAGATTTTCCTCAGTGGTGTAAGAAAGTGGCTATTGGGCAAGACTTTGGTTTCTCCAACGATCCATCCGCTGCGGTCAGATGCGGAATCATTGATAATAGGTTGTATGTGGATGAGCTTTTCTATGAAACGGATATGCTTTCATCTGCCATAGCTAAAAAGCTCCGCCCTTATTCATTGAAAGTATTTGCCGACTCGCAAGATCCACGTCTTATCCAAGAGATAAAGAACAGGGGGGTCAATATTTACCCAGTAGATAAGTATCCGGGATCTATTAAGGCTGGGATTGATAAGATTAAGGATATGGAGCTATTTGTCACGGAGCATTCTTATAATCTCATAAAGGAGCTTCGCAACTATGTATGGGATAAGGACAAGGATGGAAATCGTATCAATGAGCCGATAGATGATTACAATCATCTCATGGACGGAATTAGGTACTATGTGTTGGGATGTCTTTTGGGGCGTGTTTTAAAGCCTAGGGATTATTCCGGAATATTTGGACATTAAAACGTAAAATTATGACACTTGAAGAGATTTTAGCGTTAGAAGATATAGATCAGAAGATCGAGTATTTAAAGAAAGGGAGAAGAACCCCTCTCCCCGACAATAGAGAGAATATGGCCGACTGGAATCCAGATCTGCATGAGATTATAACGGATAAAGAGAAATACCCGGATATAGAAATCGTGGATGAGAAAGAGGGAAAAGCTTATAATCACGACACCGGTGAATATATGGAAATTCCAGCCAAGAAACATACTGAGCCTTGTAATCGTATATCTATTCCTCTTGAGCAGGATATAACAAATATTCAAACGGCGTTTACCGTAGGAATAGAGCCTAAAATGGACTGTGCCCCTTCTAACGATGCGGAAAAGGCACTTTTTGCGGCTATTCAGCAGACCTTGAAGAAAAACAAGATCAAGTATCAAAACAAACGGGAGGTGCGATCTTGGCTGTCGGAACAAGAATGTGCGGAATATTGGTATGTCGTGGAAGACGATTCATTTTGGACTAAGCTAAGGAATAAGATCAAGATGGTTTTTTCAGGGAACGTATTTCCTTCTTATAAATTGAGGAGTGTTATATGGTCTCCTTTCAGAGGAGATAAATTATATCCATTTTTTGATGATTCAAACGATTTGGTCGCTTTCTCAAGAGAGTATAAAAAAAAGGATTTGGATGATAATGAGATAATATGTTTCCAGACGATAACATCCACTCATGTATATCAATGGGAGAATAGTGATGCATGGCAAGAGAAGAGGGAATCATCCTTTAGACATCTATTCTCAAAACTTCCGGTAATGTATTGCTATCGTTCTGAAAATTACTGCCATAAGATCAAGCCATTGCGTGTGAGAATAGAGAAGGTTTTATCTAATTACGCCGATTGTATAGACTATCATTTCTTCCCTTACTTGATGTTGTTCGGAGACATAGAAAACTTCTCTGGGAAGAGGAAGAATCGTATGATTCAACTTACGGGACCGGGGGCTAACGCTCAATATTTAACATGGAATCAAGTCCCGGACACTGTTCGTCTAGAGCTTGAGGGACTGACTAATAGAGCCTATGATATGACCAATACACCTCGTATTTCTCCCCAAGAGTTGAAAGGTATAGGCAATGCCGTATCAGGAAAGGCTTTTAGATATATCTTTATGGGAGCTCATATGGCGGTTTCGAACCATGCGGAGATAATAGGGGAGTTTTTCCAGAGAAGGGTTAATTTTTTAGTATCAGCAATGGGAGATATCAATCCCAGTCAATTTATGAAAGCGTCACAAACAATAGACATAGATGTTGATCTGGTTCCGTATATGATCGATGATATAGATGAGAGGGTTTATACGGCTACTAATGCGATAAACGGAAAGATCTGGAGTAGGAGAGAAGGTATTTTATTTGCCGGTAATGCGGAAAGGGTGGATGAGGTACTTAAAGAAATAGAGGAAGAGAATAGCGGTGATGGTGATGATGATCATTAATTTACAACAATGAACTCATTGTTGTATACCATGCCTCTCGGTATTTTATTCTATTATATACTCCAGCTACTTTTATCCCAAAGATTTTAAACAAAATTCATACGGTATGAAAGAAAAGATTTTTCAGAGCTTAAAACAAACTTTTTCCTCGAAGTATGGTGTAAGCGAAGAGGTGCTTCAGGGGTATGCTGAGTCTTTGGCAGCAACTGGGCTTGTAAATGATGAGAACCTCGCAACTGTTATTCAGGGGCAGGAAGCAGCTTTAAGGGCTTTCCAGCAGAATTTCGATAGAGTACGAAAAGAGGGTTCGGACTATAAGAAAGAACTGGATGAACTGAAAGCTAAGGGCAATAAAACGGGAGTTAAGCCAGAAGAAAAAACAGATGAAAAGCCTGATCTCGCAAGATTGGTGGTTGAAGCGGTAAATGCTGCTGTAAAACCCCTGTCCGATAAGCTTACTCAGCTTGAGGCGGAAAAAGTTCAGGCTACACGTCAAGAGCAAGTTCTTGCTAAGGCTAAGGAGTATGGCATTCCCGAAACGCTCATCCCTATATTGAAAGTCGCACAAGATGCAGACTTGGATATTTTTATGAAAGACGCTAAGCAGACATTTGTCAATGCAGGATTAGCGGGCGTAATATCTCCGGAGATCGGTGTCTCTGAAGAGAAGAACTCTGACGATATTGCGAATCTTATCAATAAAGGTACAGAAGAGATAAAGAAACAAAGTTAAATTTTAAGGTATAAAATTATGTCGGCAGGTGTTAAGTATGATTTAAATCCGATTGAGCCTAATATGCCGGAGATGTGCCGTTATGATACGGTATATCGATATTCTGGCGGTTTTAATTTGGATATATCTAACCTATCGGGGGTTAAGAATATTCCTCCTTGTACCCCCTTGGTACTAGATTTTAAAACTAGAACGGCAAAAGTTGTCATTAACGTGACAGTAGCCGAAGAAATTATAGCTGGTGGAACTTCTTTGAAAATAAATAAGAATTCATTGGCTTACGTAGGAATGCATTTGGGAAATGGAACTAATGGTGGTACCGTAGAGGCTATTGATAAGTCGGGACTGGAATATGACACGATAACATTGGCGGCCTCACCCACATTGGCGGCTAAAAAAGATGCGGTGTTGTTTGAGGCTTCATCCGCTGCTGGAAAAACTCCTAAGGCCATGGCTATGGCACTGAATTACGCTTGGACGAAAGTTGAGGATGGGGCCACTATCACAGCCGTGGGACAAGCCTATGAGATTAGGCCTACCCGACTGATTGTCCCTATCTCGGATAAAGACAAGGAGTCATTGGGCGATAGATTTATGTTCACGTATTAAGGAAGGAGGATTTATGTATTTGACAATTCAAACATTATTGAATGACCCTAATATTGTAAAGGCGGTCATTGACAGGGTGCAAGCGCTTCGCCTAGATACTATTTTCTGGAAAAAACATCTTGATTTTGAGGAGACTAAATCTAGGGTGTTTAAGACCTATCTAGGTACGGTAACAGGCGTTACTGCGGGTTCTATTATTGATCGGAACTCAAATAAGCCATTGAGAGAGCGTAAATCCCTTGGATCAGGGTATGGGGAGGTTGCTTATTTAGGAGATCGTTATCAGATGGATAATGATCGTTTGGATATGCTACAAGAGCTTATTACCAAATTCAATACCTCAAGAACGCAAGATCAGCGAACCGTATTGGACGATATTATCGCTTATATTGTGGATGATATGAGACAGATTCTCCTTGCTCCTCATAAGCGCATGGATATCGTGGATGGTGATTTGCGCTCCGACGGAAAGGCTTCCGTAAAAGTCGATGATAATCCTCAAGGAATAGAGTTGTTGGACATGGTTTTGCCTGTTCATAAAATAACTCCTCAAACCTCGGATAAGTCTCATTTCGTAAAGTACCTTATGGATCAGGTCGTGGAGTTGAGAACTAAATTTGGAGTTTTCCTATCTATGGAGATGTCACGGAAGACATTCATTAATTCTATCGTAGGATCGTCCGATTTCGGTGAATTTTATAAGCAATCCTTCGCCCAAAAAGAAGTACAACTATCCTCTGGATTGATGTCCAGCGAGATGGCCACGACTATCTTCCAAGGTTTGGGGCTTCCTTCTATCGTTATTAATGAAGATTTGGTGGAATTACCGGATGGAGGCTTCAAGCAAGTGTTTAAGGATAACCGCATATCACTGTTCACGACACCGAAGCAAGGCAAGATGAGATGGCATACTCCGTATGAAATAACCGATCCTGTGCCGGGCAAAAGCTATACCCGTTCAGAGGGAGGTATGTATATCTCTAATGTCCGTACAGATGAGGGTCGATTTATGGAATACGGAGCGGAATGGATTCCGGAGTATACATCTCCAAATAAGATCGTGATCATTGACTTAGATACAATGAACGCTGTATGACGGTAAATGACTACATAAGACAAAGGTTCCAAGCTTTCGGTATCGATTTATCGGAAGCTGACCTTTTGGACATATGTTTGAATGCTGAGGTCAGTGGAGAGGATGAGATGTGCAAGGATTGCCATGTTAGAGTTTCTGTGGCGATCGCTAGGTTTATTCCGTCTTTACTATTGAGAGCTACATCTGTCAATGAAAGCGGGTTCTCTATGGTTTGGGATATCAATGGTGTTAAATCTTACTATTCCTTCCTTTGCAAAAAGAATGGGATAAAGGACGAGTTAAATGAAAAGGCTACGGTTAGATTGCTATGATATACGCTCCTCACATATTAGAACGAAAGGTTGTCAAGGGGTATGATCACGATGACAATGGCAATCCTGTTCCGGGAACAGGTGGTGAGTTCTGGGAGAGATTGGGACGATGTAAATGCTATGATAAGAGCGCCGATCGGGTATATACGGTAAATGGCGTAGCCTTTGATTACAAGTATCGTGTCGTGACAGATAAGATCAAGATTAATGCTGGGGATATCGTGAGAGTATTGAACCAAGATGGGAGTATCCGAGGTAGTGGCGTTGTTATCAACCCGATGCTCACGGATTATCTAAATTACGGGCAAATATGGCTGGAATAATAAAGTTAAGTTATGATTTGTCCGATGTGGATGATTTCATCTTGGAGGCCTATCGTGAGGTGTTCGCCTTTCTTGCCCAACTAGGGCAATCCGCTTATGAGACCGCCGTTCAAGAAGGTAAATATAACAATATTACCGGAAATTTGAGGAGTTCATTGGGATATGTCATATCAATGGACGGCAAGATCGTAAAGGAAGGCGGGTTTAAGAGGATAGATGGACGTGGGGAAAATTATGAGAAGGTTTTTTTCACGACCAGATCCCAAAAGACGGTCCAGTTCTGGGCTAAAGGAAAGTCCGGGGATGGAAGCGAGGGAAGTAGGCAAGGACTTAGTTACGCTAGGGATCTGGCTTCTAAGCATACAAAGGGAGTGACATTGATTGTCGTGGCGGGAATGGATTACGCCAGCTACGTGAATGATATTCATAAGCTTAACGTAATAGATACTGCCGAGGCTAAAGTAATAGCTATGTTACAATGATAGTAAGCACGGACATACAGACAATCTTATATAAGAAAGCCTTGGAGCTTGGTGTTCCCGGGGTGTACAAGGAGGATGATACGCCTACAGGTAAGCTTGAGGAGGAGAGGATTACCGTACACTCGAATTCCTCGGAGCCGGGAATTAAATGGAAGGTGGGCTTCGTTCATGTCAATATAGCCGTACCTGATCTGGACGAGAAAGGAACGCCTGATCTGGACAGGATGAATAAGCTGGAACGTATGTCCATGGAGGTGTTCAAGGACACCTCGGTGTTTGATGGCACTCCTTATACCTACGAGGTAGACACTACTAGAATTGAGGTTAACAGGGATCTTAAATGTCACTACGTTAATGTGAGAGTATTATTTAAAGTTTTAAATGTAATAGTATTGTAATATGGGAAGAACAATTTCTGCTATAGGCGTAAAAAGGATACTTTATGGGGAGCCTCTAGTTGCTGCACCCACATACGAGAGCTTGGAGACGTTATTTGCGGCTTTCAAGGATGTTCAAATCGTCCATCAAGGTACCTATGAGTATACCGAGGAGGATGGTACATTAACAGAATTCAAGGATGAGTTGACCGGCCAGACATATCGGTCATCATTCGAGGCAGGATCACAGAGCTTGAATTGGGTGATTGGGGCATATGACTTCGCTACCAAGGCCGAGCTTATGGGTGGTAAGTCCTTGGATACGGATAAGGGGTGGGAACGTGGCAACGCCGGTGAGCAACGATATAAATGTATCGTCGCTATTACCAATGATGATGTGGCTATCATTTTCCCTAAGGCGAATCTTGTGGGTCGTGGGGCTTCCACGGATGGGGCCGTTGGCTTGTCTATGTCGGCCACTCCGCTGAAATCATCCACGACAATAGCTTCAGAGTATTGGTTTGACGTGGAAGGGAAATCCTTGAAGGGTTGAATGTAATATGTCTTATAGGCACGGGGACGGCGGTATTTTCCGTTCGTCCCCTTTTTGTTTAATTCTAATTTTTTTTACGTGATATGAACAAGGGTGCTAGTTTAGTGGCTGACGCTGTCCTAGGTGAGGATTTCAAGGTCGTGGTCCTAGGAGGTAAGGCGTATAAGATAAGTCCTCCTACTATAGCGACGATTTGCAAAGGTATACAATACCTATCTCTCATTGATAAGACAACATCGGGCAAGGAGGATCTTGAAAAGGTGAGGAACGAACTGGAAAATATACTAAAGGGTTTGTCTGTGTTTGTTTTGGGGAGCGCCGATAGATATGAGGAGATCGAGGGGGCGACCCTTCATGAGCTAAGGGAGGCGTTGGAGACTGTCGTTAAATTCATATCCGCGGAGGATTTTTTCGTCTGTGCCGCCTTAGCCGAGAGCGTGGCAAGAATGGCGGCGACACCAAAGTGACAGGTAATGAGACCATGCTAGGGCAAGTGGCCACATTCATGGAATCGTTAAGATTGTCTTATGAGGACGTGGTTTATAAAATACCTTATCGAAACCTTCTGATCATGCAGAAGGATATATTGCATAGCGTTACCGGTGATTTGATCGTGGAGAGAACCGGGCGTGATTTGTTGAACCGAAAGGGAAAGGAGGGTGATTAATGGCAAAACTAAATTTCGAGGTCAATGCCGATCTACAGAAACTTATAAATCTTAGAAAAGAGGTGGAGGAGTTGAAATCCGCCTTGAAGGATTTCGATGTGTCTACAGATACCAAGGGATTTGACGATTTAAACCGGAAATACGAGGAGGCGACACGGAAACTAAAGGACTATGAGCAGCAGATGCAGAATTATCAAAGGGTAATAGAGCAGCTTAAGGTCTCTAATGGGATTATTGATGGTGCTCGTCAGGTAACAGAAGAGCTAAATAACGCTACCGATGTGTTTGTCGAGCAACAACTAAAGGTTAAAGGCCTAAGTGACGAGATCAAAAAACTCAACAAGTCTTATTTGTCTCTCTCGGATGTAGATAAAAATTCTCAGAAGGGCTCTAATATATTAACCGACCTGAAGGAGAAGACCCGGCAGCACGCTTTAGAGAACGAGGCACTGAAGAGGCTAAGGAAGGAATATTCGGACAATATCAAGATCGAGGGAGCCGCCTCGGATTCCCTTGTAGCGTTGAGAAAGCAATTGTCGTTGCTTAATGCCGAGTATGACCGCCTTTCCGCTACGGATAGGAAAGCGACCGTAGGGACTAACCTGCAAAAACAGATACAGGCCTTGAATACGGAGATCAGTTCGGCGGAACAAGCTACCGGACGATATCAACGGAACGTCGGAAATTACGCCAGTAGTTGGAACGGATTGAGCGTGTCGGTTCAACAGGTCGCACGGGAGTTGCCTTCCCTTGCTGTAGGCTGGAATACATTCTTTTTGGCTATATCCAATAACTTGCCGATGCTTGCCGATGAGCTGAAGAAAGCCGCCGCAGAGTATAAGGCGTTCAAGATGGCTGTAGCGGCAGGAAATAATGACGTGGCAAAAGTGGCTCCAGTCTGGAAGCAGTTGATAACATCTATTTTCAGTTGGCAAACGGCCTTGGTTGCGGCGATAACGCTTTTATCTGTCTATGGGAAGGATATTATCGAATGGACGAAAAAATTATTTGGAGCGGGCGAGGCTATAAAAAACACGAAGCAGCTACAAGATGATTTAAACCAATCTTTTTCTAAAAATTCAGGAGAATTAAGTAGGTTAATTATTCAGTTTAAGTCGTATCAAAGACAGTGGAAAGAACTTGCAGGTAATTTGCAAGAACAGCAGAAATTTATAGATAAGAATAAAGATGCGTTAGATTCAATGGGGGTTTCGATTAAATCTGTAAGAGATGCAGAGAATTTGTTTGTGGATAATACAGATAATTTTATAAACTCATTGAAATTGCGAGCTCAAGCTACTGCCGCTCAAGATTTAGCTGCCGAAGAATATAAAAAGGCTATCCAAAAAGAAATAGAGGCAGATAAAATTAGAGAAAAAGCAAGTGAAACTCGTAAAAAACAAGAAATTGACGCAACCGGAGTTATACAAGATACTCGTTTTGGTAATATAAAATCTCATCAACAACTAGTAGAAGATAGGGCAAAAAGTTTTGATCATGAAGCGGAAGCTGTAGATAGAGACGCACAAGCCTTGAAGCGGAATGCGGACGCTTATTTTGAACTTGGTAAGGCAAAAGAACAGGCGGCTGATGATCTTCTTTCTAGTTCAGGCATTGAAAAGTACGATAAATACGAAGAAGATAGACTTAAAAAAGCTCAACAAGAAACAGAAAAACGGAAGAAAGAGGCTGAAAAACAAAAAGAAGTACAAGAGCGTGTCAATCAGCAATTACTTGATCTTCAAAATAAGAACCAGCAATCTAGGATAAATCTTATGGAGGAAGGTTCCGATAAGCGCATCGCCCAAATAGAATATGATTACGATCGTGAAATAGAGGCTATCCGTAAGAGAGAGAAAGAGTGGCGTGAGGTTCAAGGAGGCAAACTTACGCAAGAACAAACGGTCGAGATAAAAACAGCCATTACACAGGCTCAAGCTACCCGTATGCGATCCACGCAAGAAGTAGAGAATGAGCAGATCGAGGCTCAACGTAAAGCCATGAATGATTACCTTAAGGAATATGGCACTTATCAAGACAAAAAGATGGCTCTCGCCGCCGAATACGGGCAAAAAATAGCGTTTGCCGAGACCGAGGGAGAGAAATTGATACTCGGGAAGGAATGGGATAAGCAGCTTTCCGACCTTGAGATAAAGAGTGGCAATACCGCCAATGCCATAATCGCTCTTTTCGGAGACATGAAGGACAAGACTCTAAAGGAGTTGATAGAGATATCCACCAAGGGTAAGGAGGCCTTGGAATTTCTTAAGTCCGGCGAATGGGATGAATCAAAAGGCAAGGGATTAGGCATAACGCAGGAACAATTCGATCTTTGGTCTGATATGCCTGAAATAATGGATAGGGCAGGGAAAAGCGTTGAGAGCACCAACGAGAAGGTCGATGAGTTGCGACCCGCTTTTGACAAGGTGACGGAAGGGGTGCGGCGTTTTTTTGCCGCCGGTGATGATCCTAAAAAACTGACGGAATCATTGCAGCTTATTAATGAGGGTGTAAATGAAGTTATGACCTCTGTCCAATTCTTGTCAAATACTTTTGGAAAACTAGGAGATTCTTTAGGTGGTGTTTTTAATGACATAGCGGAGGACTTGAATATGGCAATGGATGCTGTAAATTCCGCCATGCAGGGCGCTCAAGCGGGTGCGATGTTTGGCCCTATAGGAGCCGCCGCCGGTGCTGCTATTGGGGTAGTGACTTCTCTAGCGTCCTCTATCGCTAAGATCCATGACAAAAAGAACGAGAAACGTATACAGAGACTACAAGATCAGATCGATGTGTTGGATGCCTCGTATGAGAAACTAGGCCGTTCCATAGAAAAGGCTTATTCTACGGACGCTTCTAAGCTCATAAACCAGCAAAATAAATTGCTAGAGCAGCAAAAAGTGATCATCCAACAACAGATCGAGGAGGAAAGGAACAAGAAAAAGACCGACGATGACCGGATCAAGGATTGGCAAAAGCAATTGGAGGATATCAACGCTCAATTGGAGGACAATAAGGAGAAAGCTGTAGAGGCTATAACAGGAACCGATGTCATGTCCGCTATTGACGAGTTCGCCCAAGCGTATTCAGAAGCGTGGGCTACCGGAACTGATGCGGCAGAGGCTTCGACTAAGATTGTCCAAAATTTGATCAAGACGGCTATCATTGAGTTCTTGAAGAAGAAATTATCTCCTTCCGTAGAGGAATTCATGAAGAAACTGGCCGATTATATGTCCGATGGCATAGTTTCGCCTTGGGAAGAAGCGGAGTTGAACAAGTTGAAGGAAAAGATGGACGCTGAGGCCCAGAAGGTTTTCGACACGTCAAGCAAGTATTTCCAAGAGGATAAGAATGATAAATACGAGCAGACCGCTACATCCGGAGGTTTCGAGAAGATGTCTCAAGATAGCGCTGATGAGTTAAATGGCCGTTTCACCGCCCTGCAAATGACAGGGGAGGAGATACTGTTGTTCCTGCAAGGCTCCGAGCAATTCTTGAGCCTCTTGTATATAAAGGCCAGTATGGACGTGATATCTGTAAAGATGGCCTCGTTGTATGACGTAGCGGATGAGACTAGGGCGATGATCGTCAGTATCTATATAGAGTTACAGCAGATCAATGATAATACCGCCAATACCGTGATACAATTGAAAAAAGCGGTGGATAAATTGACTAGTATAGAGACTAACACTAAAAACATGTAGTATGAATGTTGGAGATATAACGAGACGGGCCATTTCGCTAGGGGCTTGCGGTGAATCAGGCAAGGCCACTGACTGGAAGAGCCTCTGTTGGCTGTTTTTTTCCCCGCAAGGGCGGGAGTTTTGCGAGGAGAATAATTATCCCTCGTTGGATTTATTTAGAGGCATGGCTAAAAACATAGCTCCCTACGGGATATACGTGGATCGTGATCTAATTGAGCTTCACAATAAAACAAACGTAGGTGTGATAGGTAATACCGTGGCGTATTTGAGTTATGACGATAACACGAGGGTGCATAAGGTGATCTTGATGCACGGGGGCAAGGCCAAGATAGAGGCCGGTAACTACTCCGTGATATTGCTTGTCAATATCGGGGGATGCGAGGTGGAGATTATTAACGACGGAACGGCAAGGATATTATGTTAGGGGATCTATATATTAACGGGAATGACGCATGGGGCACGTATCGTGTCGCCATGGGAGAGGGTTTTATCCAGACCTTGCTAACCCCCGCGGGAAACAAGGATTTCATAGAGAACGAGAGCCGGTTGGAAAACGGGAAAAGGATCGTGTTCAATAATCCTAGGGTGGCTAGCCGGGATCTTACCCTTACGTTCAATATACACGGTGATACGCAAGAGGAATATTTGCTGAATTATAAGGCGTTCGTGGCTGTCCTTCAACAAGGCAAGGTCGTGTTGCGTGTTCCGGATCTTGGTATGACATTTACCCTTGTCCATAAGAGATCATCAAGCTTTGCCTTGGATCGTAATAGGCTGAATAGTAGGCTTTCCGTTAAGTTCGAGGAGCCTGATCCTACGTCAAGAGGATGATAAAAAGCCGTCCGGCCCTTATTGGCTAGACGGCTTTTCCCTCATTGCGCTAAAAGATGTGTGTTTAACGATCGAAGGTCGAATCTTCCCGGCTTTGACCTTCCGTTGTTGTACACCGAAACAGTCATGCTTGGCTTGGGGTTGGTCTCTCTAAATCCGCAAGCCCTCTCCATCTCATCGATCAACCTCTCCATCTTGATGGATTGCCGGTTGAATCGCTCCATCGCTTTCTTATCCTCCCTTGATATCAAGGCTATGTCGCTGAGTATTTTATTTATATCTTTCATTAATTTATCTCTATTTAAGATGCTGTTAATATGTCGTGATTAGATTCTCTACCTTGAATGACCGGAACCCGTTCGCCTCAACGTCGAAGTAACGGACGGTCTTGTAATTTTCCGGACCTGTACCTTTGATGAGGTTCTGAACGTCCTGTAACGTTCCTTTCGCCTTTCTCAAGCTTCCATCCGCTTTCTCGTAAGCGAATGTTACTATTTCCCGGCGCATCCGCTTGGTGAGGCGGTACAACGCCCACGCCTTGGACAGGCATACCGCAAATGCCTTTCCCGTTGCTCTCATAAGCTCATGGGCCTGTTTGAATACTTTAGTCCTAAAATTCTTCATGATCGTATAGTTTTATGTGTTAGTAATCCGTTTACGCTATGTACATCCAATATTCACGAATGTATGTCTCGGCCTCCGCTTTGTAATCCACGTTATAAATCTCGCAAGCCTCTTTCTCTGTCATAGCCTCTAGTTCGGCTAGCTCGTTGTTCATGTAATCCTCGTTTGTCATAGCTTTGTAATGTTTTAATTTTCGATCGTGTCGCAAATGTAGTATAAAACGGTACAATTTGCAAAATAAAAAGTAGTATTTAACACTACTTTAACAAATAAATGTACCCATATGGCATTACAAATAACTTTTATTCGTATATTTGTATCGAAAACTAAAGCATTACAGTATGGATTTAAGAATAAAAGAAGTTATCAAAGAAAAAGGTATGACTATAACAGAGCTTGCCGATAAGATGGGAATTAATAGAGTGAATTTATCAAATATGGTAAATGGAAACCCTACAGTGGAAACTTTAAATAAAATAGCGGACGCAATAGGATGCCCGGTTACAGAACTATTCGAGCAACCGAAGAAAGACGCTTTAACTCTCACGTGCCCTAACTGCGGTAAGGATATCAATATCAAAGTAGAATGAGCATGAATACGAAAGAAATAGACAGATTGAGCCTTGTAAAAGCTCACGCCCTGTTTGATACCGGCGATATAGATCGTATTGAGGTGGGAACCGTGAAGGGCTTATGTGACATACATCGCTATCTTTTTGATGGATTGTACGACTCTGCCGGAAAGGTGCGTAAACTCAACATATCAAAGGGGAATTTCCGCTTTGCCAACTGCTTGTACTTGGACGCGATACTACCCGTGATAGAGAAGATGCCGGCAACTACATTTGACGAGATCATAGCGAAATACGTGGAAATGAACGTGGCGCACCCGTTCATGGAAGGGAACGGGCGATCTACCCGCATTTGGCTTGACATGATCTTGAAAAAACGGCTTTCCGTTGTTATTGACTGGCAAAACGTGGATAAGGTCCTGTATTTGCAAGCGATGGAAAGAAGCCCAATAAACGATCTGGAGTTGCGTACGCTGTTGCGTCAAGCATTGACAGACCGTGTTAATGACCGGGAGGTGATATTCAAAGGTATCAATCGGTCTTACTATTATGAAGGGTATGAACCGGAATAACGCAATTGAGATTGTGTCGAGATGAGAATACCGACAAAAACGGTATTTAAAACGTTGCAAATAGAAGACATGAACTATTTCGTCTGCTTTAAACGTGTGAGAATCCCACATTATAGAATATCGATAATAACAAGATTTAAAAAGACCCGCTCAATTTTGAACGGGTTAACTTTATACGCACGATATGACCGTAGAAAAACCTATAACGGGATTGCCGTTATATTAGTCCAATAAGGCCGCAAATGATATCAACGCTTTTTCCGCTTCCGGAGACAATTCGATCAAATCAATAAAGTTGAAGTCCGATCGTTGGAAGCCTGTACCTTCGAATGAGAGTTTATCAAGTAATTGGTTTTTCGCCTTGCTTGGGGATACATAGAAGGTATCTCGATATTCGATATACTCATCTTTCGTGATAGGCTGTGATATCTGGATATCAGCGGAAGCAAATAGAACCTTGTAGTTATTTTCTTCGGTCTCTTCCGCTTTGATATCCACGGGATATTTAGATACGAGTTTGAATGTCGGTCTCATCCTTCGGTTTCCTCCCTTTGTTCTTGGGTACCAAATATACCTCAAGCAAATCGTTTGCTCTTTTCATTTTATCATACTGTTTCCTTAGCCTTTTGCCGTACGGAGTCAATAGGCCCCTATAAAATTGTTTCCCATATTTACGATCTATATTTTTCCGGTTTAATCCACTGAAGAACCTGCCTATCTTGCTTTCTCTCGATTGATTATAAACGTGGGCGAATGCGTATCGGCTCGCAACGACGTTGCCATCTATAAAAAGCTTCCTGCATTTATGTCCAGTATAGGGACAAAGAAAATACCATACGATGCCATTACCCAAATTGCTAGGTTCTGTTTTTAGCTTTACCTTTACCTTTTTATCCTTATCCTTAAATTTCCATCGAAATACAACATCTTTGCTTTCTATAGATACGGTTATTCTGTACTCGATATTATTCAATGTGATCAGTTGCATTAACTTTTGGTTTGTACCGGTCTGTCTCCGGATCAATTCTTTTATGTCTGATAACTGAATCCTTGGTATGTGATCTATGATTGCTACCATATTTTTACGACCTTAATAGTTAGAGAAAATGTGCTTGTCATTAGCTCACTGGAATAATCCTAAGATAATATCCGGGTAAGCCCGTTCAAAATGGGCCTACCCGGGGTTATCTTTCATTATCCTTTGATGGATCTGGATAATAATACAATCGTCTCATTCGATATCCGGTAAATTCTTACACCATTCTTTAGCTAGCTTCTCGCTTGATATCTTGAAGTCCTCATCCTTATACTCTATACCTAAATGATTACAGATGGCCCGGTTTTCTCGTTGGGTTGTCTGTTTCCATCGCTCAAAGGGATTGTCACATGTTTCATTTGCTGTTTCCTTTGTCCCGTAGTGAGCATAGAATAACATGGCCTTTACAGGATTTTCTTGCAAGTCACGCCGTGTGTTATCAAACCGTTTTCTTTCTTCTTTAGTCATAGGTCTACTTTTAAATAAATTCGTAATTCTCGATTTCCTCATGAAATTCCCCATCCTCATCAATCCAACACAGGCAACGCCGATTATCGGCGAATGATGTTAAGCCTTTGCCAAAAGCGGGGTTATTCGCCACGTAAGCGTTAAGATTGTCAATAGCCTTTTTGAGATCGTCCACTAAGTTTTTCGCCAAGTCTCGTTGTTCGGTTGGTTCGATCGTGTACTCTCTATTTTTCTCGTCAAACCATAAGGGTGATACTATCACCTTGCCATTCTCGATGCAAAATGCGTCTATTTCCAGCGGGTTAATAGTATGATAGCCAAGAACCTTTTTTAATGATGAGGCGCACCTATCTATAAGGGCGTTCAAAGACCCGACCGTTTCCGCATAATCCTTATCTCTCTTGAATGCGATCTTGATACGGAAGGATTCTTTCTTTGCCATATTTTCCGCTTCCCTGTAAAGCAGGGCGCACTTATCCGATAAATCTCTCAACTCGTCCGTCCCAATAGTAAGACCTTCCTTTACCAATTCATCTACGATCGGTTGAATCTTATCCGTGCTAGCATGATGTCTTTTTACAATTCTTTCTAATCCTGTCTTTTTTACAATGTCCATCGTTCTTTTCTTTTAATGTTATTACTTAATTTAATATAGATTTGCTTATTTCTATAAAGTAGAAATGGCCATTAGGATCTACCCTAACCCAACCGGGCACACCGCCAAATATCCCATTGATATCACCTATCGTCGAGGCCACCATATCATCTATTGAATTATATCCATTGGCACGAGCGAAGTATTTATCCGCTTTTATTTCTACAATCTGACTCCCATCTTTCCAATACCGGAAAGTGATAGGCATATTCCTATATTCCCATTGTACTATATCATATCGTACGGTTTGTTCTATTATTCTCATAATTAAGCGTCTTTAAAGGTTATTCCATAGTCCTTGCATACACGAAAGAAAGTACCAATACCTATACGGCTGCAAGTTTTCTTCACGTTATCGAATTTACGATCAGTCTCTGCCTTGCTATACTTGGGGTTCTGTTGGCTGCAAACATGATAGAAAGCCCTTCCGGATTCCCCTAGGGAAGCGAGGGCGCACCCTACCTCAAACCATGTTAGATAATCCCCGGTAATATCGATGCCGTGATTTTGGATAAGATCGCAACATTTAGCCACTTTATCCAGCTCGCCGTCCGTACCGCAATCAATCGGGGTATAAACGGCTACGGGCTCTTTATAATACCCCCTGTACGGATCGGCGTTGAGGTTAATGTATGGTTCCGGGTCATAAGACACGCAACGCATCCTGCACACGTCACCGCACGCCTTGTCGATCACAAGCCCGTACCTTTGGAAGTCCCTTTTCAAGGCTTCGAATTGCTGTTTGTGGTAATACGGATAAAGTATCGGCATGATAGCGAAGTAACCGTTACCGCCAACGGATAGACCGCAATAGGCCACGTATCTAAGATATGACAACTGGTGTTTCACCTCGTCCCAGTTGCTAACCTCTAGGTTATCCTGCCGATCTAAATCCACGCAGATAAGCCCTGAATGTTGTTTAAGATTCTCCGCTTTCCGTGTAGGTTCGAATATGCCGGATATGCAAGCCATCGGCAAACGCTTCTTAACGGCGTTGCGCTCGTCCTTGTTCGTGAGCGTACGCAAACGCTTGATCTCATCGATATATCTCGTATCGTTCAGGAAAGCCCCTATTGTTGAAATAGATCCTTTCGTGTCGGTCACTCCGTTATACACGGATATCCTGCTATCTAAAAATGTCTTTGCCATATTGTTTAATTTTTAATAGTCGTTTTTTGTAGTTGACTAGTTGACGGTTGACTGCATATTTTAACTTTGATTGTCAATTATTTACGGTAATATTTTAGTCAACCTGTAATATTTACATTAAAAAATATCAGAAATATAGAGGTTGACTAATTTTTGTCCGTATCTGACTCTGTATCTGATATTTCACTATCAGTCAACCGACAACCTGTCAACTTGGGATATTTTTTTAAGCATTTAGATACATATTGCTTAGTAATGCCCAGCGCATCCGCTACCGCTCGTTGGCTAACCGGGCTCGTACAATGATAAACATTAGCTATCATTTCCTCTTTTCCCATAGACTTAACCTCGTGCCTGTTTCCTCTACCTTCCAACAGCATCCTATAGACTTTCAGTGCGCACCGCTCGAAATAATCCATGCACCTCACGCTGTATTCCATTTCTTCCGGGGTAATGTCTATAGAGGTGGGGGAATTGCCTAGGATATGAGCGACCCCAGCCCAGCGTATCACATGGATCTGTAGCTTAGAGTAAACAGAGCTAAGGTAATCGTCCGCACTCGCCTTTTTTATCTGGAGACTGTTGTAATAGTCGATGTACACTCTCTTCGCCTCGCCCCTTATGTATATCTTGCCGCCCATGACCGAAAAATCATACATTATAAGGTTGTAAATGAAATCCTTCCAGTCGCTTATGACACTTTGTGGTATGGAGACATCATTATACATCTCGGGCATCCCGGATTCAGGGTAACAAAACAACCAGCGTTGATTGAAACCGTTGTTCATCATGTTGTCATTCCCGAACGTGTCAACCAAAACAGACGGTTGGATAGAACCTATGATAGACATGAACGGGTCTTTGATAAGCAAGGGTTCATCTGATTAACGATTCACCACGATCGTGTCACTGTCGAACATGGAAAGCATCTGGCTAAGCTCCCCGCTTTTGGCGTACCGGCAAAAATCGTCGATCATGCCCTTTAACTCGTCCCTGTACAATAATATCCCGTTGGGGTTGACGGATAATACCTGATTCCGGGCCTCGGGGGTGGAATCGCTGATCACGTACTGCTTAAATACGGGCTTATCGCCCTTGTCATCGCCCGCCTGTCTGTATGCCCTCAATTCCTCCCGGTAAACGCCGTAATTATAGGAGTCACGGTCTTTTAGCGGCTGGAGGAAGAATCTTATAGGCGTAGACTTGTTACTGCCCGAGGGGGCAACCACACAGACCCAAAGGCATGGGTAATTTCGATACTTGCCGTCATCAATGATGACCCGCTTACCCATGGCCACGCCCACGGTCGCAAACATAGCGGATAGAGCGATGTCAACAGGGCATTGCAAAGAACTCGCTACCTTCCTTAGCATCTCGGTCGCATTGGGCGATAGTCCGTCAACGGGTAATATAGCACCGGCATCATCTATCATGTCTTTTATTTTTATCTCAATCATATTTTACGCCCTCCCATTTATCCCAAAATGAAAATTGCTTGTCCTTTGGGAATAGTTCCGGATTTGTCGTTAGAAATTCCACGTTGTCATGTCTCGTCACGGGGCATATGCCCTTATGGTGGACCTTAACCTTGCCATCATTGGCCAGCATGCCTACATAATAGCATACGCTGTTGATTCTTATGCCCGTTAACGTCTCTACTTGCGCCCTTGTACGGGGAACGGTAAATAAACATTGGAAGACCCTTTGCTTATCTCGTGTATAATCTATATCTTTGCCCTCGCAAGAAAGGGAATTGGCGGGCGCTATGTCTGCCTTTTTTTCTACATACATAGTTAACCTCTCCTATATTTAAAGACTGTTTGTTGTTTAATTGCATCATCGATAGATCTTGCGTCGTACAATATTCTTTTACCCACTCTTTTACAATTAACGACTCCATTTTTCGTGAGTTTTGCCAATGTAGGCAATGTTACATGAAGGAGATCTGCCGTTTCTTTTCTGGAATAATATCTAGGTTCCCTATTTGTTGTAGAAAGTACTATTTTAGATACCCTAGCGACAATTTCATCAATGACTGGCTCGAACAAACCTATTATTAAGTCTTGTTTGGATTGTGATATCTCGAAATTCATACCATAATTATTTTAAATTAATTTGTTTCAGAAGATATGCGGCCGCTATACCTTCTGATTTCGAGCACAAATAAATTAAGAAAAAATCTGAAAAGACACGGAAAAGAACGCCGAAACGTAACAATCAATCTATTGTTGTAAAATAAAGGAAAAACCGAACAAAAAAAATGTTGTTTCTTTTTGTTTATTTACTGATTTCTATTATAATAAAGGAAATAGTTCTTTCTCAATGTAAGGTTTAACAGAACAAAAATATAGGTTACGGCACTTTTAAGCACAACATGCAAATATTCAGTGAATTACAAAGACCGTAACCGTAACCCCGTAACCTGTGCGTTTATTTTATAGCTCTTAATTTGGTGAAGTAACTTTCTTTCGCCGCCAACATTGCCTTTTCGGATTCGTCCAGCTTTAAATAAGTCTTCAACTGTTGCTCGCTTGAATGTCCGGTGATAGCCATTATACTGTTTAGGGAAGCTCCGGTTTTATACATATTGGTCGCAAAAGACCTACGGGCCGTATGGGTTTTAAGAAGGTCGCAAAATCTTTTCCTTGCGGTATATTCCATAGCTCCATGTTGTTCCTCCAGTTCCACGATCTCCGTCCATCCTAAAGCCTCACCAATCTCTTTGATATGGTCATTTATCTTTTGATCGTAAACCTTTGGCAGTTCGCCGTTATATTTATTCAGGATATCGTCTACCCGGTAATCCAAAGGGATATAAACAGTATTTCCGGTTTTCTCCTGCTTTAGTTTAATATAGCGGTTCCCGTCGGTAAGGGTAACGATCATCTTGGCGTTAATACGCTTGTAATCGCTTATACGTTGACCGGTCAAACAGCCTACAACAAACACGTCCCTAACCTTTTCCCATGCCGGACGATCGGATAGATCATACTTGTAAAGCTCATTAATCCGTTCATCTGTCAAATAAACATTGTCAACATCCCTATAGATAACCTCAAATCCTGAACGGATATTCCCTGCGTCCAATAGCTTCAATTGTTCGGCTGCGTAACAAATCGTCTTGCATATCTTTATCATCCTTGCTACCGTATTAGGTGAGTAACGCTTATCGGTCAAGAATAGACGGAAATCATTATAGAACTCTATCGTCAGGTCGGCAAAGTGTATTATCCTCAACCTCTCTTCTTGGTACGCCGCTAACTGTGAACGGAACCCCTTATAGCTTTTTATTGTTCCGGATGATACATTGGTAGTTCCCCCTTTCTTCTTGCGCTTGCCTGTCTCGCATTCCCCTATAAAACGGTCTACGAAATTGATGAAAGTAGATGCGTCCTCTTTTATCCTTGTTAATTCAGCCTCCTGCCGCTCCTTTTCCGCCTTGATCTGTTCAGCGAAAACTATTCCATGTATCCGCCCTTTTACGAGATCAGGGGTCAATGTGACACCTTCACTAGTAAGGGAATCTATCGTATACATGATAGCGTCTAATTTTATAAACAGGTCCTTGCCTTTACCGCTTCTGAAAGCGGTCAACGCTTTTGCGCTCGCTAAAGACTTGTTCCACTCTTTTACATCAACCTCCAGCCCTGTAGACACCCTGATATTGATTTTATGAGCCCTGCTTTGTATACGTGCGTATAAGGTCGCATATCCTTCGGTCTTGTCCGTTCTCAAAACGAATTTCGTAGCCATATCCTATCATGTTTTGTAGTACCACAAATATAGAGGTTCTTTTCAAATTGGTACTACATTGGTACTACAAAGTTTTATTTCGTTTAATCTTATTTTATCTCATAAATAAAACAAAGTTTGATTATCAGTAATATAGATAAAATGAGATAATAATAAATATAAAGTTTGAGGTTCGCCAGGAACCTCTAGAAGCAAGAAAGGATTAGAATAAAAATTTCTAATCCTTTTGTTTTTCAACTACTTACGTTCTCTGTGGTGGAAGGATTGGAAGAAGAAATTTCATAGTTTTCAGCTTTTGTTTTACAATTGTTTTACAGTAAAACAACGAAGAATTGTAATGAAAGCTACGATTAAGATTGAGTGACTGGTGCAGAGTGTAAAGAACTGGATATTCCTATAGGATAGTAAATTGTTTTCTAGTTAGTAGAGCAATTCTGAGGAAAAATGAAGAAGCTAAAGTCTACGAAATACTATTCTGCGTTAAAGATTAGCAAAGAATTTATGTTTTTCTTGTTTGTTTGTATCCAATTAGTTACATTTGCATCATGAAAGCAACAGATAAAAAGGATAATGATATACGTGAACTGTATTTCTCAGATGAGTTTGCGGAGTTCTACGGTATGTTGCAAGATAAAGTAAAAGCTAAGTTTGAACATACTATGGATATTATCAAAACAGAGTATGTACTTAGTACGAAGTTCGTGAAACATTTGGAGCATACGGACTTGTATGAAATGAGGGTTTCTGTTAATACGAATGAATATAGAACGATTCTTTTTGCTGTTGATAATGAGAATATCATTCTTTCAAAGAAGATACTACTCTTGAATGGTTTTCTGAAGAAATCCACAAAAGACTATAGTAAGCAAATAAAGATTGCAGAACGGATATTAAAAGACTTTGAGTTATGAGAAAGTTAGATGAACATAAGTTAGCTAAGTTGCATACAGCGGGTGAGTTACTGGACAATAAATATGGAGAGGTGGGTACTGACTCTCGTACTGCTTTCCATGAGAAGTCAATAGCGTGGTATTATGGCGAGATATTGCGTGACCGCCGGAAAGAACTAAAGATAACCCAGCAAGAGTTAGCCGAAAAGGTTGGCACAGCAAGAAGTTATATTGCTCGTGTGGAAAAAGGAGAGACTGATATACAGATTTCGAGTTTCTTTCGTATTGCTCGTGCTTTGGGAATTGAGTTTACTCCTACATTTTTATGA